CGCCGCAGAGACGGAACTATCTGAGCGATCGGTGCGTGAGTGGCTTCAGAAGCTTGAAGATGCCGGCCTCATTTCTCGCGAAAAACGCCGCCGCGATGACGGCTATCGAGCGTCCGATTTGATCCGTTTGGCCTTCAAAAACCAACCGGCAAAATCTGCCGGTAAGGACCAATCTCACCGGCAACTGGCGCCAAGTTTACCGGAACCAGTTGCCGCGCCCACTTCGTTCGAACCGTCAAAGGAACCGTCAGCAGCAGCCGCGCGCGGAAAATCTGACCTCGAAAGCCTGACGGAACGGCTGCTCGAGGCGGCCAGAGACAAAATCCAGCCTCACGGCGCCATCGTCCTAGCTCCCATTCTCGGCTTGCTCGATGCCGGCTGCGACCTCGAAACCGATATTCTGCCGACGATCAGGGCCCGGGCGGCGAAGATGGCGCGGCCTGCCGGCTCATGGGCCTATTTCGTCCAGCCGATCCGCGAAGCTTACGAGCAGCGCATTGCAGCAGGCAGGGGCATCAGCAAGCCGAAGCCAGCAAACATCGTCGCCGGCCAATGGGAGCAGCATCTCCCGCCGGTCGAACAGCGCGTCAAGTGGGCCAAGACCCTCAGCATGGCCCGCCCTCGAGACAACTGGAAAACTTGGCTGTGGGGGCCACCTCCCGGACAGCCTGGATGCCGTGTTCCTCCCGATCTGCTTGAGGATCGCGATCTCACCCGAGACTGGTTCGAAGAAAAGCACCCGGAGGCAGCATAATGGTCCCCTACGCAGGGCAGGATTTATCGGACAAGCCTTTCGGGAGTAGCGCGATCGTCCCACTGTCCCGGAATGGAAAAAGGTCTGCGGCCTGCAAGATGTTCAAGAGCGGCAAGGACACGACGCAGATCGCAACGGCGCTCGACGTGCAGGAAAATCTCGTTGAGCGCTGGATCACGCGGGAGCGGTGCAAGCGGCTCGGCCTCCCCAACCCCTATGAGGTGAAATCATGAAACCCTGGAGCGAGGAAGAAGCGCGGCTCCTCAAGGCTAAAGGCATGGGCTTCGCTGAAATCGGAAGCGCGTTCGGCGTCAGTTACTACGTGGCTCGGTCTAAGCTGGACCCTGCATGGCTGGAAAGGCGCAGGGCGCAGATCAATGCCGCGCGGGAAACGACGCATTCTCTCGGCAAGCGCGATCACGTCCGGCACGTCGATCCGACGCCCGAGCCGACCAAGGTGGATGAGCCTGACACCGGCCCGTTCGTGACCTCCTCCGGCATTAAGGTCTACCGCCAATGGGTGCCGAACCGGACGGCGCTTGGCAGCGCTCCGATGACGGCGAAGGGCGAGGGCGGATATGTGTCGCTGCCGTTTCTCTCCATCCAGCGGGAGGGGTGAGGATGATCCGCGATCCCGACGATTTCCAGAGCATGGTGGATCGCAAGCGAGTAAATCGTTTTCGCGAGATAGATAGTCTGTCGCCGGCGCACCGCGAGCTAATCCACGAATATGGCTGGAACATCGTCAAAAACTTCCTGACGCTTGGCGTTAGGGAGCCTCGACATATCCGCCATCTGGTGGAAACCGTGTTGGATGATTTTAGTCCGACACGAGGGGCCTTTTCGATCCAGGGCATCCGCGTTCACCATGATGACAACCGCTCCGCTCTCGAATCCAAGGAGGGGCGGTGAACCAGATCGACGCCCGCGCAGTCCCGCAACGGGGCCAGTTCATCGGCCGCTTTCGTCGCGTCCACAAGGCTGATTACGAAACAGTCTGCAAGGACGGAGAGCCGATCCTATTCGCCACGGAAGCGGAAGCCGAGCGAGCCGCATGGCGGGCGATGACAGCGCATCTCACCACGCTCATGAGACGGGACGGCTGCACGGTGGCAGAAAACGCAAGAGCCGCAGCGGAGCGGCTGTTTACGAGGAAAGCAGATGGCAAAGAAGCGGCGGAAGCGCGATCCACTGACATTCGGGAAGATGGAATTGCAACCGGCCTATGTCGACAATCCGTATTGGCGTCCCGACCTTGAAGGCGAATCCAGCATCCCGCGCAAGATCAGGGCTGCGGTGAATGTCCGCGAGAGCGCGGTTGGGACGCTCGCCGCTCGGAAACTGATCGATGAAGGGCAGGCCGAGGCGGCAACGCGGTTTCGCAAGCATTGGGAAGCGACAGGTGGAGCAGGGGCACAAGCCATGGATTACAGCCGCGACAAGGTGGACGGCGGCCAAATCGCGGACCCTATCGATGTGATGCAGATGCAGGCGGCTCGGAGACTTGCAGAAGCCGAGCGAGTGCTGGGCGTGCGGAATTATGAACTGGTTCGCAGGGTATGCGGGGAAGGTGCAGCCATGACGGAAATCTTCACCGAGAAACGCGACAGGCTGACCGCAACGGACAATCTGCGCGCTTCGCTCGATGACCTAGCCAGGATATGGGGCATCGCCGTAAAGGCGTCCAGCAAGCCCGTGACGAAGTATCAGATGCCTTCCAAACATGATCTGGCGCTCTACAAAGGACGCACAACAAAGCGTGAGCGTCGTGCGAAAACCGATTGACTACGGTAACCGAGTTTGGCATGTTGTTCGCAGGTTGGCGCTTTGCGCCTGAGGGGCTGCTTCGGCGGCCTTTCTGATTCTTGTCGGTGTGGAGCAGTCCGGTAGCTCGCTTGGCTCATACGATATACTCAGCCGCCCACCTAATGCCCGAAGTGGCCCCGCCGCGATTTGGGTCGACGCGAAGCCGGACGAATGTGGGGCCAGCCAATTCACCGGGGAACATGTAAACCTGCTCGGTCTTCGGACTATAGATGAGGAACACGTCAATCTGGCCCGCGTATGACGTGCGGACCCCCGTAAAGCCGTTCTTGCTGGAACTGGCAAACTCAACGCAGCCGTTGAGCCATCTGCCAGTCTTGCATTGTGCTCGAAGGATTTTCTCACCTGTGTCAACGAGCATGTCGTAGCGTTGGTTGTTCCCGAAGGGTAGAGACACTGCCCATCCCCGGCGCATCAAATGAGCCAAGATGATCGCTTCGCTTAGTTCGCCGACAGCCTTCGTGTTCATGCTGGTATGGTAACAGATCGTTCAGCACAGTGCCAGACGAACCAGAAGGTCGAACGTTCGAATCGTTCCTGTGCAACCAGTTCCCACGAGAGCGGATAGAGTTCGCCCACGTCGGCACGGATCGGAATATGCTGCTTGAAAGCCGATCCCAACCGGAAAGCAGCGGGGGCGATTCATTCCCCCGTCCATGACGGGAACAGATGCGAGGCGGGCATCGGCCCAAGGCGAGATCGAGTGCCTGACATGAAAGCTCGACGGGTCCGGCAGATTTGGTTTGCCGGGCAGCCCCGAACCCAATCGCCGCATCCCAAGCCATAGAGGCAAACAGGCTCGCTCACGGCGGGCCTTTTCTTATCGGAGGCCCAATGGCTGAGGTCGTTCAGTTCAAGCCTGCGCTGGTCGGCGAGGGCTACCGCTTCGATGCGAGCGAAATCCTTGAGGCGGCGAAGGCCAGGAACTTCGACCGCGTGGCCATTCTCGGAGAGACAGAGGCCGGCGAACTCTATGTGGCCGGCAATGCCAACGGCGGCGAGACGCTCGTCCTGATGGAGAAGGCCAAGCGCCTGATCGTGTTCGGAGAGTCCGATGACTGAGCGCGGAAGGGCGGCGGACAATACGCTGAGAACAGCGGAGTAACAACATGGTTGGCAAGCCTTTTGAAAAAGGCCGCTCTGGCAATCCAGGCGGTCGGCCAAAACTTGATGCCCGCCTCCGGGAACTCGCTCAGGCACAGACCGAAAACGCCATCGCCACGCTTGTTCGCGTGATGGAAAACGGCAAGTCGCCCGCCGCTGCAAAAGTCTCGGCAGCGACGGCCATTCTTGATCGCGGATGGGGCAAGCCGGTCCAGCCGGTGGCCGGCGAAGGCGAGGACGGGGCAATCAATCTCGTCCACAAGATCGAGCGCATCATTGTCCGGGCTGCAAATCGAGACGGCTGAGGTATTCCTGCCGCTGCTTGAGCCGGCGCGCGACAAGGGGGCATGGGGCGGTCGCGGCTCGGGGAAGTCTCATTTTTTCGCGGGGCTGATGGTGGAAGACGCATTGCGTTTCCCCGGCGAGGCTGGGGAGGGGCTTCGCGGCATTTGCGCCCGCGAAATACAGAAGTCGCTCAAGGATTCGGCGAAGCACCTGATCGAAAGCAAGCTCGCCGAGTTCAAGGTTGGCGAGGCGGACGGCTTCAAGGTCTACAACGACAGGATCGCGACGCCAGGCGACGGCATCCTGATCTTCCAGGGCCTCCAGGATCACACGGCGGACTCGATCAAGTCTTTCGAGGGCTTTCACCGGCTGTGGGGTGAGGAAGCGCACTCGATTTCGTCTAGGTCGATTGGGCTGGTGCGCCCGACGATCCGATGGGAAGACAGGAATCGCGGCTTGCAATCGGAAATGTGGTGGAGTTGGAACCCGCTGCGCAAGACCGATGCGGTTGACCTGATGCTGCGCAGCGATGCGATCCCGACCGGGGCGAAAGTGGTGCGGTCCAACTGGTCGGACAACCCGTGGTTCCCCAGCGTTCTGGAGCAGGAACGGCAGGATTGCCTCAACAAGACGCCCGACCAATACGATCACATTTGGGAAGGCGGATACGCGACGGTTCTGAGCGGGGCCTACTATGCGCGCGCCCTGATCGACGCAAGGAGGGAAGGGCGGGTCGGCAACGTTGCCCGCGATCCGAACCTGCCGGTCAAGGCGTTTTGGGACATCGGCGTACGGGACGCGACCGCCATATGGATAGCGCAGTTCGTCGGGCGTGAAATCCGGGCGTTGGATTATTACGAGGCGGTCGGGCAGCCGCTGGCGACGCATCTGGAATGGTTGCGGTCGAATGGCTATGCGACCGCAGAGTGCGTCCTGCCACATGACGGCGCGAGGGAAGACGCGATTACCGCGATCCGGTTCGAAGATCACATAAGGGCGGCCGGCTTTTCGGTCAGAACTGTCCCAAATCAGGGCAAGGGCGCGGCGATGAAGCGGGTTGAGGCGGCGCGAAAGGCGTTCCCGTCGATCTGGTTCAATGCCTCTAAATGTTCAGCCGGCATCGATGCGATCGGCTGGTATCACGAGAAAATGGACGAGGCCCGCAACATCGGCCTTGGTCCCGAACACGATTGGTCGAGCCATGGTGCCGATGCCTTCGGGCTGATGTGCGTGGCCTATGAAACCCCGGCAAAACCGGTAGCGCGTCCTTCCGTGTCGCACGGCGGGGCTGGAAGCTGGATGGGCTGATGGCTGACGACGATATCCTTCAGGAAGCCAAGGACGCCTTCACCGAAAGCGCCGATGCGTCCGACCAGAACAGGCAGGCCGCGCTCGATGATATCCGCTTCTCGCGCCTTGCCGAGCAGTGGCCGGACAAGATCGTCAAACAGCGGGAACGTGAAGGCCGCCCCTGTCTCACCATCAACAAACTTCCGGCATTCATCCGTCAGGTGGTCAACGACGCGCGCCAGAACAAGCCTGCGATCCACGTCCATCCGGTAGACAGCAAGAGCGATCCCGAGACGGCGGAGGTCATCAATGGCCTGATCCGCAACATCGAATACACGTCGAGCGCCGATGTTGCCTATGACACCGGCGTCGAGTGCGCGGTGACAGGAGGGTTCGGATATTGGCGCGTCGGCATCGATTATGCCTATGACGACACCTTTGACATGGATTTGCAGATACAGCGGGTGATCAACCCCTTCGCGGTCTATGGCGACCCCTATTCTACGGCGGCGGACAGCAGCGATTGGAATACGGCATTTGTCGTCGACCGCATGACGAAATCAGCCTTCAAGGCGCAATATGGCGACAAGGCGAAGGTTGATTGGGACGATAGCCTCTGGTCATCCGCCGGCGAGCCGTGGCGCACTGAAAACGAGGTGATGGTCGCCGAATACTGGAAGCGCACGGAGGTCGAGCGCGAAATACTGATGTTCCGGGACGCGCGCGACGGCTCGATGCTGGTCTATGGCAAGGACCAGATCGAGAAGGATGCGGATTTCCAGGCGGCGCAGCAGTTCCTTGAATTCAAGGCGCAGCGCACGACGAAGACCCACAAGGTCGTGCAGCATATCATGACCGCAGCCGAGGTGCTGGAAACGGTGCAGTGGGCTGGGAGGTACATTCCCATCGTTCCGGTCTACGGCGACGAGTTCGATGTGCAGGGCAAGCGTTATTTCCGCTCGCTGGTGCACGACGCGAAAGACCCGCAGCGAAATTTCAACTATTGGCGCTCGTCGGCGACGGAACTGGTGGCACTCGCCCCGCGCGTTCCGTTCATCGGGCCAAAAGGCGCTTTCGACAGCGATATCGAACGCTGGCAGACGGCGAATACGCGCAGCCATGCGTTCCTCGAATACGATCCTGTTCCTTCCGCCGGCAACGTTCCTCCGCAGCGCCAGCCGCTTGACGTTGGCGTGGCGGCAGGCGCCTTGCAGGAAGCATTGAACGCATCGGACGACATGAAGGCGATCATCGGCATGTATGATGCTTCCCTGGGGGCGCGGTCGAACGAAACCAGCGGCAAGGCGATCCTCGCGCGGCAAAGGGAGGGCGATGTTTCGACCTTCCATTTCATCGACAACCTCGCGCGGGCCATCCGGCATACGGGCCGTATCCTGATCGACCTGATACCGCATGTCTACAGCGCCGAGCGGATCGTGCGCGTGATCGGCGAAGACGGAACGCAGGAGGCCAAGCAGGTCAACGCGCCGTATCAGGTGCGCGATCCGAAGACGGGCCAGCCGATGCAGCAGCCGGCCATGGGGCAGGATGGACAGCCCCTTCAAGACCCGAACGGCAACCCGATCATGAAAACGGTGACGGCGCTGCATGACCTGACCGTGGGCAAGTACGACCTGACCGTGACGACCGGCCCGAGCTACACGACGCAGCGCGAGGAGGCGGCGGCACAGATGACGGATATGATTCGCGCCTTTCCGCAGGCGGCCCCTATCATCGGGCCGGAACTGGCGAAGAATCTCGATTGGCCGGGCGCCGACAAAATCGCGGAGAAGATGGAGAAGGTCGCGGAGGGCCAGCTTCCGCCGGAAGTGCAGAAGCAGATCGAACAAGGCAAGCAGAAATTGCAGCAGCTCGCCGAGGAGAACCAGAACCTCAAGTCCGACCAGCAGGCGAGCGCGATGAAGTTGCAGGCCGACCAGCAGCAGGCGGCGGCCAAGATCGAGGCGGACAAGCAGATCGCGGTCATGAAGATACAGGCCGAAATGGAGATCGAGCGCATCAAGATCGACGCGCAGAAGGAAATCGAGGCTTACAAGGCGCAGTTGAACGCGGCGACAATGGCGTCAAGGCCGATTGTGCGCCCATCCACGGAGGCAGGACATGGCTAACGAAGTCCAGACGGGCACGGCCCGTAGCGCGTTCGACGTGACGCCCAGCGACACGAAAATCATTTTCGCCCGCGCGCTGTATATCGGAACAGGCGGCGACGTGGCGGTTACGATGGAGGGCGGCGAGTCAGTGACGTTCAAGAACGTCCTGGCGGGGACGATCCTCCCGGTAATCGTCCAGAAGGTCGCTTCTGCGACTACGGCGGACGATATTGTCGGTCTGACCTACTGACATGCAGCTTTTGTCGCTTTCGGCCGATCTTGGGTTTGGCCTAGGGCTTCGGTCGCTTGACCCGGCCTTGGCCTTGCTCGGAACGAACGCGGAAGGGCTTGCCATTGATGGCCCAAGTTTGAGGGCGGTGGTCAGATCGCCCGGTCTTAACTGGTCCGGCAACATGAACGACCTTCTGACCTACGCCGCCCCGTCGACGAAGTGGATCGTCAACAAGGCCGGGGTGCTGGAAAGCGGCACGGCCCTGCGGTGCGAGTACGATCCCGCGACGGGCGATGCACTCGGGGTGAGGATCGAGACGGAACAGGCGACGAACCTGTTCTCGAGATCGGACGACTTTTCCAACGCGGTCTGGCCGAAAGGCACAGCGACAGTGACCGGCGGTCAACTTGCGCCCGACGGGTCAAACGGCGCGGTGATGTTTACCGGCCCATTCAGCACCCTCTATCGCAGTGTCACCGTCGCTTCGTTCGTCGGCGGCATATGTTTCTGCCTCTATGCCAAATCCGGCTACAACGGCACCTGGAGCTTCCTTGTCCGAAACGCGACCACAGCGACCAGTCTAAATTCCGTCGACGTGAATCTGACGACCGGCGCAGTTTCGGGCGGGACGGGGATCGTGGAGCCGGCCGGAAACGGATTCTGGCGGATCAGCATAAGTCAGCCGACGGGAATCTCGAACGGCGACTCGCTGGCGCTTTACTACAGCCGGTACGCGGTGGCCGACAGCCGCGCCCTCACCCTTTGGGGTGCTGATCTATTCGACCGGCCCCAGGCATCATCGCATATCTCGGCAGTCGCCAGCGCTGCCGATCGCGCCGCCGACGACATCACCCTGCCGCTGGCCGATTTCCCATGGAACGGCGGTTCCGGCACGCTCAAGCTCAACGGCGCGACCGTGACGCCGATCCTCAACGGCGCATCCGACGCGCTCGATATTGACGCGATGGTGGCCGCAGCAAGTGCTACCCATCTCAAGACGCTGACGTGGGTGCCGGCATGATCATCGAATACCTGTCCTGGTCCCCCGACCGCGAAACCTTCGTCGCCACCATGTCGGCGCTGGTCAACCCGGTCACCGGCACTCCGCTGGCGTCGGTCGATACCGAAACGGGCGGCCTCGTCCCGTCCGATTGGGTGCGCATCGCCGAGATCGGCCCGGTGGTCAAGGTGGATGCCGAACTAGACTACGAAGGCAACGAGATCACGCCCGCCGTCGTCGTCGAGGGCTGGCACGTCAACCTCGTCGCCTACGGAGCACTGGCGGACATGCTCGATGCCGGCGGCGGTTGGGCCGGCATATTCCCGCTGCTCGGCCACATGGAAGAGGTCCCGGCTGAAGACGGCGTTCCGGCGGCGTGGGTCGGCACCAGCGGCATGAAGATCTACGAGGCTGGCGCGGTGAGCCATCGCGCTCGTGTGTGGGCATGACACTAATTCCGAGCGATCGGTAATCGTCCGCGCCACGTAACGGCGCACAAGCACCAATCTCGAAAGGAAGTGCGCACATGGACGGCGAACAGGAAGCCATTGCCGAAGTAGAACCGGGAACCCCGGCAGTCGAACCGGAAATGGGGGCTGATGAGCCTGAAAATCTCGATGAAACCGGCGACGAGACGGAAGTCGAACAACAGCCCGAACCGGAAGAAGAGCTTGAGGAATTCGACTGGAACGGGAAGAAGGTAAAGGGGCCGAAAGGCCTCAAGGACGGCCTGATGATGCAGGCCGATTACACCAAGAAAACGCAGGAGGTTGCCAACACTCGCAAGGAACTGGAAGCCCGCGCCCAGCGGCTCGACCAGCAATTCGCAGCGAGTGACGAATATCTCGACGCGCGCGCCGATCTTCGCGGCGTTGCTAAGGAGTTGGAGCGGTTCAAGGATTACGACTGGTCAACGTACCAGCAACATCGCCTTACCGACCCGCTCAGCGCGGATGAGGCGTGGAACTACGCGCAGCATCTTCGTGCACAGAAAGGCCAGTTGGAGGCCCAAATCCAGCAGCACGAAGGCCGTCGCACTGCCGAGGCGCAGCAGGAAATTGCCAAGCGCATGCAGGAAACGCACGACCATGTGAAAGCCAATCTCAAGGGCTGGACCCCGGAAACCGACAAGCAGGTGATCGACTTTGCGCTCTCCAAGGGTGTGACCAGAGAGCAGATGCAGGGCATGATGAACCCGCTGGTCTACGAGATGCTTTATCTCGCCCGGATCGGTCAGAACGCCCTTTCCAAACCCGCCCCGGCACAGAAGCCAGCCGCCCAGCCGCAGCCGTCCAGGACGGTCGGCGGACGCGCTACGCCCGGCGCCCGCAAGTCCCTCGCCGAAATGTCGATGGACGAATACGTGGCCGCCCGCAAGGCAGGCCGGGGCTAAGCACCCCAACCGATTGAACGTCGGATGACGTCCAGTCCCAGCGCGGCCAAGGCCGCCCGATGGAGCCTACCATGTCCACCAACACTACCCTGACTGCGGACATCATCGCCAAGGAAGCGGTGATGATCCTCGACAACGAACTCGTGATGGCCAAGAAGGTGTTTCGCGGCTACGAGAACGAATTCGACAAGAAGGTCAACGGCTATACGGTCGGCGAGACGATCTCGATCCGCAAGCCGACCGACTTCACCGTTCGCACCGTCGCCACCATGTCGGCGCAGGACGTGACGGAAGGCAAGACCAGCCTCACCGTCAACCAGCGGCGCGGCGTCGATTTCGAGTTCACGTCGCAAGACCTGACCTTGAAGATCGGCGAGCTTTCCGAACGCGTCATCAAGCCGGCCATGGTCCAGCTTGCCAACTCGGTCGATACCTACCTGACCGGCCTCTATGCCGAGGTCCCGAACTGGGTTGGCACTCCGGGCCAGACCATCGATTCTTTCTCGGATTTCTACGCCGCCAAGGAACGCCTGATGGAAGGCGCGGCCCCGACCGACAATCTTGCTTCCGTCCTGTCCCCGGCGGACGAGGCTGGCCTGCTCGGCTCGCAGACCTCGCTCTACATCCAGGCGGCGGCCAAAGATGCCTATCGTTCGGGCAAGCTCGGCATGATCGGCGGCGTCGACACCTATATGTCGCAGAACATCAAGACCCACACGGTCGGTGTTGCCACCGGCACGCCGAAGGTCGATGGCGGCACTCAGGGGTCGACCTACGCCGACGTGAAGGACACCGGCACCCAGAGCCTTGTCACCAAGGGCTGGACGAACTCCACGACCGGCATCCTGAAGAAGGGCGACGTGTTCACCATCGCTGGCGTGTACGCGGTCAATCCCGTCACCAAGGCCACGCTGCCGTTCCCTAAGCAGTTCGTGGTGATGGCCGACGCCGACTCGGGTGCCTCGACCGGCCCGGCAACGCTGACGATCAGCCCGCCGATCATCGCCAGCGGCGCGTTCCAGAACTGTTCGGCGGTCCCGTCCGACAGCGCCAACATCACGGTGATGGGCACTGGCGGCACCGGCTACAGGCAGAACTTGATGTTCCACCGCAATGCCTTCGCGCTAGCGATGGTCCCGCTGGTCTCGCCTCCCGGCGCGGTTGACGTGTCCCGGCAGTCTTACAAGGGCACGAGCGTCCGCATCATTCCCGTCTACGACGGCACGAATGACAAGTCGGCATGGCGCTGCGACATCCTGTTCGGCGCCAAGACCATCGACCCGCGTCTGGCGACACGCCACTCGGGCGCCGCATAACACGGATCGGGGCCGGCCTTCGGGCTGGCCCCATTCTCTTTATCCGGGGTGAGCGATGCCGATTTCCAACTATACCCAGCTTAAGCAGGCCGTGTCCGACTGGATGGCGCGCGCTGATGTCCTCGGCAACGTCGAGGATTTCATCGCGCTTGGCGAGGCCGGTCTCAATCGCGCGCTCAACCCGGTCGAAACCGATGCCCCTCTGACGGGAGCGACAGGTTCTCGTATCATCGACATTTCGTCTCTGGCGATGGTCAAGCCCATTGCCATGTTCATCACCTTGACGGGCGGCGAGGCGGTCATGCTGCCGCGCGCCGATGGCACGTTTCCCTTCATGGAGGATAACGGCCAGCCGAAGATATGGGCCATCGACGGGGCCAGCATCGTTTTCGACCGGCCCTGCGACAGCGCCTATTCCTTCCGACTCCGGTATCAGGAGAGGTTTGCTCTCTCCGATGCGGCCCCGACGAACTGGCTGCTGGAAAATCACCCTGACCTCTATCTCGCAGCTTCACTCGTCTGGGGGGGCGTGTTCATCCAGAACGGCAATTACGCGGCCAGCTTCAAGGCCGTGCTGGGCGAGATGATCCCGAGCATCAGGAGCGTGATCGCGCAATCGAAGCGCGGCGTCCTGATGGTCGATCCCGCGCTGTCTGCGAACCGGCGCTGCCGCTCATGATCCCCTTCGCGCCATTCGAGCCGGATCGAACGCGCTATGCGATGGACGCGGCTCGGGAGCAGGTCAACGCCATTCCGGTCAAGGATGGGTGGGGACCGCTGCCCGACCTTGTGCCGATCACGCAGGCGCTCGACGCCCCATGCCTCGGCGCGTGGTCGTTGCGGAAGCAGGACGGAACCTATCGCATCATCGCGGCGACCGCGACGGATATCCTCGAACTGGACGGCACCGACTATTCATGGGCCAGCATCGCAGGCCCTTCGGCGCCCTATTCCGTCCCTGCCGGGGACAGATGGAGCGCGACGAAATACGGCCAGAAGCTCATCCTGTGCAACCTCGGCGACAACCCTCAATACATCGATATCGACACGGGAACCGCGTTCGCCGATCTTCCAGGCAGCCCTCCGAAAGCCCGTTACTGCGCCACGATAGGCGAGTACGTGGCGCTCGGCTACCATGACGGTTATCCGAACCGCTTCATGCTCTCGGGCATCGGAGACGCGGGCTTCTGGACGCTCGGCGAGCGCGGCTGCGATTTGCAGGATTTCGCGGACGGCGAGGAAATCGTCAACATCCAGGGCGGCGAGCGTGGCGCGATCATATCGCACCGCACCGCGTTCACGGAAGTGGCGTTGACCACCGGTGGCGATTATTCGTTCACGACGCAGGTTCTCAACCCGTCACGCGGCGTCTATGCGCCGCTCTCCGTCGTTCCGATCGGGCCGGGGCAGTTCGTTTACTACGCCCGCGACGGCTTCTTCATGAACGTGCAAGGCCAGCCAATCGGGGCCGAGCGCGTCGATATGTGGTTTCAGGAGAAGGCGGATAGCCTTTACGTCAAGGACGTGCGGGGATTTCCCGACCCGTTCCGCAAGATCGCATGGTTTCAGGCGCAGCAGACCGGCGGCAGTCGGTTCATGATCGGCTACCACTGGCAACTGGACCGCTGGTGCTATGCAGACTTCGACGTTGGCGAAATGTGCATCATGGCGACGCCCGGCATAACGTGGGACGGCGTCGAGGCGCTTTACGGCGATTGGGATGATGCGGACATTCCATGGGACAGCGCGGCCCTGTCCGGCGGTGCGCTTCGGTTCGCGGCGTTCACCACAGACAACAGGCTTGGGTTCTTCACCGGGCTTCCGAGGGCGGCGAGCCTGACCACGGCGGACGTGCAGTTGAGCGCCGGATCGCGTGCTTTCGTGCAAGGAGCGCGGGTGACGACGGACTGCACCGATTTCACGCTGACGGCGATCACCAGCGACAAGCATGGCGGTAGCCGGTCGGAAGGCATTCCGGTCTCGCCCTATGCGGCGACAGGCATGTGCCACTTCCGGTCAAGCGGGCTGCTTCACGCGCTCAAGATGGACATTCCGCAGGCGGCGGCGTGGTCGCATTCAATCGGTGTTGATGTGGATTACCAGCCGGAGGGCAGGCGGTGAGCGTCGTCATACCGGTGCAGGGCAACCTCCAGCAGCCGACTTCGCTGCTCTTGCCTGATACGGCCGTCAACGACGTGCTCTCCCTGTCGGTGGATACGACGGGCGGCATCGTGACCGTGGTGGCGATTGTCATCGTCAACCAGGACAACGCGGCGCAGAAAGTCACTCTCTGGTGGAATGACGGGACGGGCGATTTCGTGTTGTTCGAAAGATCGGTGCCGGCCAACGAGACGGTCACGGTCGCGCTCGATGCGCCCATAGTGCTCTACACCAAGGCGAAAGCCAAGAAGATCAAGGCGCAGGCGGCGAAAGCCTCCGTGGTGACGGTGACGGTGATTTCGACGCTGGCGAACCAGCGAGCGCCGTCATGATGGTGACGCTCGTTCCGCAGCACATGGTCGACAATGTATGGCCCAGCGTGACGGTAGGCTTCCAGCGGGCTTCGCGGCGCTTCGGCGGCGACCTGACCGTTGGTGAACTCTGGCAGATGTGCCGGTCGGGCAATGCGTTCTTGTTTGTGGTGCACGACGAGAAGGAAATCGTCGCGGCGACGGCATGGCGGCCGGAACAATGGGGCAGCGGCCCGAAATTCCGCTGCCTGGCGCTATTCGGCAAGGGCATGGCCGACTGGATCGATGATCTGCACGAAAGGGTGCGCCAGACGGCAATCCTTTGCGGCGCGACGGCGCTCATGTCGGAAGGCCGCGTCGGCTGGAAGAAGATTTTCAGGAACGCACGGGTTCTCCGGGCTGTCTACGAGGAGCCGATCCATGGGCGGCAGTAATAAGACCACGACGACAAGTAGCGCGAAGCCATACGCGGCTTCGGAGCCTCTGTTGAAACAGGGCATGGGCGATGCGTTAAAGCTGTATAAAGACGGCAATCTCGTCCAGCCGAACACAATGTCCACGGTGGTGCCGTACGCGCAGCAGACGACGGCCGGCATGGGCGACCTCCAGAACATCGCCCAGAACAACATGGGCGGCAACGGGCTGTCAGGCCAGTTGCAGGGCATCATCGATTCGGGCGGTTACAATCAGGACCAGCAGTCGGCCTTGCAGGGTATCCGCGATACAGCCAACAGCACGTTCGACATCAACGCCGATCCTGCCTTCCAGCAGGTCATGAACTCGACCAGGGATGCGGTGAACCAGAACGCCGCCGGCCTTGGGCGATACGGTTCAGGAACGCATGACGAGGTGATGACGCGGGAGCTGGGCGACCTCGGCGCCCGGCAATACCAGGACTGGCAGAATCGCAGGGACGCGGCGCAAACGCAGTTGTTCAACGCCGGTCAGCAGGGACAGGCCAACCTTGGCACTGCGTATGAGGGGATGCAGGATCCGGCAAAGACGCTGATGGGCGTCGGCAGCATGAACGAAGACCTTTATGGCCGGGTGCTGAACGATCAGCTTCGGATCGCGAACGAGCAGTCCAACGCGCCGCTCAGCAATATCCAGGCGCTTCTCGCCGCCGCCAACGGCGGGGGCCAGTATTCGACCAACACGCAGACCGCGCAAGGCCCGAGCAACACCCTTTCGAACATCGCCGGGGCTGGCCTCGGGGCCATGAGCATGGGCACGAATGGCGGGAGCAAGCTATAATGGGCGGCAGCAGCGGGAAGAAGACCACCACGACGGCGCAGAAGGACGTTTCCAACGCCGCCATCAGGCCGATGACGCAGGTTCCTGCCGCGATGCCCGGACAACTGGACGCGCTGTCGCAGCAGTTGGCGGCGGGTTTCGGTGGCCAACCCGCCGATCTTCTGGCGCTGATGAACCAGTATTATCAGCCGATGCAGCTGCCGAACTACGCGCCGAACGCCGGCCCGGTGATGGAGAAGGGCAAATAGCATGGCACAGCTTGCACAGACGCCCGGGAACCAGGGCGGCGGCTTTCTCCAGCAGCTTCTCGCCCCGGAAGTCGCGATGCCTATTGCGGCCGCCCTCATGGGGCAGCAGGGGAATGCTGCGAACTTCGGCAATGCGTTCGGAGCCTACGGCCAGGCTCAGGCGCAAATGCGTGGCAAGAACAAGACGCTGGACTATTTCCGGCAGAACGCGCCCGAATTTGCGCAGATGGTGGAAGCTGGAATGCCGATCAACGAGGCGTGGCAGACGTACACCAGGCAGCGCTATGCGCAGACGCCAAAAGGGCAGGGCTACATCAATGCCGGCGGCGGGAACCTGTTCAACACCGATACGGGCGAATGGGTGTCCGCTCCCGGCGGCGGCGTCGAATCGGTTGCTGGCCTTACTCCCGTCTGGTTGCAGGACGAGAACGGCAACCCGGTTCTCGGGCAGGCGACCAAGGACGGCAAGATCATCCGTTCGCAGATGCCGGAAGGCTTAACGCCCGTCAGCCCTTACCAGAAGAATTTCGAAGGCTCGCGCGGCACGGCTGAAGGCAAGGTTGTGGGTGAAGCGGCCGGCTCGCTCCCCGGAGCAACGCAGCTCGCCACGAATGTCGCCAAGCAGGTCGATGAGCTGAAAAGCGATCCGTATCTGCCGAACATGGTCGGCCCGGTCTATGGGCGCCTTCCAAACTTCACGTCGGACGCGGCTCGGGTGCAGGGCAAGATCAACCAGCTGCAGAGCGGGGCGTTCCTACAGGCTCGCCAGATGCTCAAGGGCGGCGGCGCGATAACTGACTACGAGGGCAAGAAGGCGGAGGAAGCCTACGCCCGGTTGAACCAGGCGCAGAACCTCCAGGACTTCCAGTCAGCGCTCGACGAGTTCAACTATTACATCCAGCAGGGCTTGCAGAAATTGCAGTCTCAGGCGGAGCAGCATCGGCTCGGCAGTGGCCCGCTCCCACAGCAAGGCGGCGGCTCTGGCGGCGTCGTGGACTATCGCGATTATTTCGGAGGGCAGTAATGCCTCAAGTCCGTATGCCAGACGGCACGGTCGTCGCATTCCCCGACGACATGCCGGCAGAACAGATCAAGGGGCTGATCGCCACCAAGTTCCCGCAGGCCGTCCCGCGCTCGCAAGCCTATCAGGACGCCGCCTCCGACATGTCGGCCATCACGCGGGGGATGGACAAGAGCGCCGACAGCAATCGCAACAGCATGATCGGCAAGATCGATAGCGCCATGCGGGGCGCGGCCGACATGATGACGTTCGGCACGGCAGACGAGATTGCTGCCGGCCTCGGCACTGGTTTCGGCTATCTTGGCGATTATGACAAGGCGCTTTCCCGCGAGCGCATGACCGATCAGGCCGACGCCGAAAATCGTGGCGGATATCGTCTGGCGGGTGAGGTCGCCGGCGCATTGACCGGCGGTTCGGGGCTGGCCAAGGCTGGCATGTCGCCGACCGCGAATGCGATCCGTGCTGGCTACAGGCTGCCGGCGGTTGCGTTGGCTTCCGGAGCGGAAGGTGCGGCAATCGGCGCGGCGCAGGGCTTCGGCGGCGGGCAGGGAATGAGCGACCGGCTTGCGCAGGCGAAGTCCGGCGGGGTGACTGGCGCTTTTGTAGGGGCAGCCACCCCGGTTGCGCTTGCTGGTCTTTCCAAAGGCGCGCAGAAGGTTATTTCGCCCTTCACCACGTCTCCCGAGCGGTCGGCGGCGGTCGGCGTTCTAGAGCGCGAGGGCGTCCCCCTCACGGCAGGCCAGAAGACCGGCAGCAAATCCCTCCGTTACGCCGAAAGCGAAATTGGCGGCGACCGGGCGGCGCAGATCATGGACGATCAGGGCAGGGCCTTTACCGACGCCGCAATGCGCAGGGCAGGCGGCAGCGGGCTTGCCGAACCGGGCAATCTGGCCGCGCTCAAGGATAAGTTGGGGAAGAATTTCGAATATCTCGCGTCCCGCAATTCGCTTCGCGTGGACCAGGCCATGGTGAACGACTTCAATGCTACGGCGCAGGAATATGCCCGAGTGCTGCCGGTCGAGCAGAAGCAGATTTTCAAGGGCCTTGCGGACGACATTGCAGCGCGCTTCAAGGCCGGCAAAGGGTCCATGACGGGCAAGGATTACCAGACGATCCGCTCTCGCCTTACCCGCATGGCGCAGAACTATCGACAGAGGGACGGCGAGTTCGCGGACGCCATTCGCGGTCTTCGCAATGCGCTGGACAACGGCATGGAACGATCGATCCAGCCGGCGGACAAAGGCGCATGGGCGCAGCTGCGCAAGCAGTACGGGAACTTCAAAACGCTCACGCGCGCTTCCGGCGGCGGCGGCGAGGAAGCGGCGCTTGGTGTCATCTCACCGGCTCGCCTGCGCATGGCGGCATCGTCGGGCAACCGGGACGCCTTCGCTACGGGCGCGAACGATTTTGCCGACCTCGCCAAGGCCGGGCAGGCTGTCATGACGCCGCTGCCCAATTCAGGGACGGCATCGAGGCTGGCGGTGCGCAATCTCGGCACCATGGCGCCCTCGGTGATCGGTGCCGGCGCTGGCGGGGCATACGGCGCGCAGGACGGCGGCGGGCTTCAAGGAGCGCTGACCGGCGCACTTGCCGGCTTCGTCGCGCCAAGGGCCATTGGGCGGCTGATGATGAGCAAGACGGGGCAGAAGTATCTTGCGAACCAGTTGCTCAGGAATGGGCCGCTGACGGCCGAGAAACGCGCTCTGGTCAATGCGGTGCTGACATATGGTGGATCAGCGACGGCGAGCCGCCTTGCGCCATGATTCCGGGACTTCGCCGCCGGTCTTTTCCATGGACCACAGCCCGAGGAGTAGCCCGCTGATACCGCCTAATGCGATTTGGTCCCATTGGAAGCCGTCGTTCCATTGCAGCAGCCAGAAAAAGGCAACGAACGCAAAAGCGGCCTTCCAAAGCCATTTCGGCTCGCGGCGTTCGTCCGGGTTGTGCTCGATGGTGGGCGGTTCGGTCATCACCCGACTTTACAGGACCGGAAGGGAAAATGCCATGGACGCTACTGTAGGCGGATGGGTTCCATTGGAAGACTTACGTCCGGTCCCTTGCGAACGCCGTACTGTTCTCGCTGTTTCTGTGTCACGGTGCCGTCAAACAGAAATCCTGGTAGTGGATCGGTTATATGGTATCGGAACGGGGCTTTCGGGTCGTCGTGGAATTGATGACGGACTGACCTTATCGGAAGCACGTAGACTGGCTTTCGTTGTCCTATCGACGGGTTTCCGATCCACTGCACGACGGCTAGCGGCTCGCCTTCATGCTCAATTCCAGTGATGACGGATAGCCGACCTTCCACCATCACACCGACCAATACGGGTATCGTTGCCATCTCCCCCTCCCAAGGAAGGGGATAATCAGTCGAAGCGCAGCGGTGCGCAAGTCAGTTGCAGGCTTTCTCGAAAGCCTCGAGCGCCACCTTGTCGTTGTCCTTAATGGGAACGGTGGATACCGCATCGTCATCAAGTAAACCGGACTGACCCGTCTGAAACATGTTAGCCTGAATGTAATAGGCGTCCTTGCCCGCCCATACCTTCCGCCCGTCGATTGGCTTGCACTCGCGGGCCTTCTCGAAATCGGGCTGGTACTCGTCACCAGTTGAATAAGCCCAAGCGGGCCATGCGGCGAGTAGTGCGAGCAGTACGAGAACGTTTTTCATCCCTCTAAAATAATCGTCGTCCGAGGTCCGTCAATGGGTAGGCAAACCTTCCTATCGAATGCGTACGCAATGGCCCGGCAAGCCGGGCTGTCAGATGCAGCAGCCCGAGTTGCGGCGGCCCAGGCGGGGTTGGAATCCGGTTACGGGAAGTCCGCGCCGGGGAATAATTTCTATGGGATCAAAGCGGGGTCAAGCTGGACCGGCCCCGTCCAAAGGCTTTGGACGAAGGAAAACATTGGCGGGAAAATGGTCCGCGTCAAAGACAATTTCCGGGTCTATTCTTCGCCTGCGGAGGCTTTCCGAGATTGGGCAAAAGTCGTTGCAAGACGGTGGCCGGGCGTCCTGACGGCCTCAACGTTCAAAGAGGCGGTCGCCGCACTTAGAGCCAACCAGCCGGGCGGTTACGCGACCGATGCCGACTACGACAAGAAACTGAGCGCGGCGAATAATCACATAGACGCCGCCATTGGCGCTTCTCTCCCCGACCAGATGCAGGCACCGCCGCAGCGCTATCAGCCGGTAGCCGCTTCGACGGTAGCGCCCACGGCGCAGACGATGCAGGCGGCCATGCGCCTCGCCAACGTGGGCAATGCGTCATATTCAGCACCGCTTGGAAAGGTGGAGAGGTCCGCACTCCCATCGCCCGGTTCGAGCGCATACGCCACGACCAACTTGCCGTCTCCCCGGCCATCGCCGCCGTCTGTTCCCTCCAGCGCCTATGCGACCACCAATCTCCCGTCCCCGCGTTCGGCACCGTCTGTACCGCCGTCGAGTGCGTATGCCACCACCAACCTGCCGTCGCCGCGTCCTTCCGCGCCGGCCATCGCGCCTTCCGCAGCCTACGCCACGACAAACCTGCCCAGTGTAGCGCCTGCCGTTCCTTCGGTCCCGTCAGCGCTGACCTCGCCCAGCCTCATGGGGCCGGCACAGACATTCTCCCCGCAGACGCCGGTACAGCCCACTTTCACCGCCATGGCGCAGCCCGTCGCCCCTCCAGTTGCCGCTCCGGTCGCACCAGTCGCACCACCGGTATCCGTCCCCAGACAGGCAACCAGCAACGCCTTTCCGTCTGCACCGCAACGGCCTTCCATGCCTTCGGCCATGGACGTGTACAACGGGCAGGCGAACCTTGGCCGCGCCAACGACGGCAGCATGGTTTCCCGCGACCGGTTCGGCAACGTCTCCATCACCAACAAGTACGGCGCGACCACAACGACGCTCCCCAGCGGGCAAATGACAGTATCCTACGGCAAGGCTCCGTCTCCCGCATCGTCGCTTCCGTCATCGTCGTTCCCGAGCGCGCCGTCGATTGACGGACCTCTCGGTGCAGGCGGCATCACCACGAAGCAGGGCGGCTTATTCGGCATCCAGCCTGCGCAGACGGAAACAGGCAACCTGGCGCGCGGCTTTACCGGAGCAATGGCCGGCAGCGCGCTCGGTTCGTTCGCCGGGCCTATCGGGTCGATCATCGGTGCGGCCATCGGCAAGTCCATCGTGCAGGGAAAGAACCCGTTCGACGCGCTGACCGGCAACCGCGTCACCTATGCCACGCCGGCATTCGGAAACATCACCGCAGTCGCGCCACGTTCCGGCGGGCAGTTCCCGACCGCGCCGACCATGCGCGGCGCTCTCGGCGGATCGCAGTCCAACAATTCGATGGCCGGCATGAGAAGCATTTCGCCCGGCGCGGCGTCCGCTATCTCACGCGGCCAAGGCGGGCTTTACTGAAGGAAGGCAGCAAATGGGCGTTCTGGACTACAGCACCACGCCGTCGTCTAACACGGCGATAGGAGGGATCGGGATAGCCGGTTCCGACTCAATCAAGAACGGCGACGACGCGATGCGCCAGATGATGGCCGACACACGGGCCGCCGTCACCAGGGTCGCCGACAAAACGGCGGGATCATATACCGCAGCGAAGAGCGATCACAATCAGATGTGGCGCGTCACCGGCGCGGCAACGATCAACCTGACCGCCGCCGCCACGCTGACGGCAGGCTGGTGCCTGTGGGTGATGGCTGACGGGGCGACGGCGACCATCGACCCAGCTAGTTCAGAGCAGATCAACGGGGCGTCCACGCTGTCTCTTGAGGATGGCAATTCGGCGCTGATCATCTGCACGGCGACGGCATTCCGGGCCGTCATCTTCAACGCGCCGTTCGACAGCGATACCCTCGGCAATGCGGCTGGCCTCGATGTCGGCACCACCGCCGGCACTGTTGCGGCAGGCGACGACAGCCGGATCACCGGGGCGCTGCCGAAGGCTGGCGGCACGATGACCGGCGACCTGACGCTCAAGGGCGACCCGACGACTGATCTTATGGCGGTGCCGAAGCAATACGTTGATGCCAGAGGTATCGGCATAGGGCAGACGTGGCAGGATGTTTCGTCTAGCCGGGCGGCCCAAACCGCGTATCAAAATACGACCGGCAAGCAAATCCAAGTCGCCATATCGGTAAAGGGGTCAAACTCCACGCAGCGTTTTCGAGTGTCGGCAGACGGATTGACCTATGTAACCGTGGCGATAGGAGCCACGTCAACATCGAGTACAACGGCATACTTTTTCGCAATCGTTCCACCCGGTCATTACTATAAGATCGAAAGATCGGTCGGTAGCGAGTCCACGATCGACGCATGGATGGAGCTAAGGTAATGGAACTCGGCTTTTATCACGAAGATTGGGGTTACTGGCAGGCAATCGCCGGAGATGCCGAAACGCTCCTGCCGACATATCCAGATGGCACCATTGAAGTGCCGTTGAAGCCCGGCGCGGACTATGACTGGCAGGATGGGGCATGGGTGGAGATGCCGCCTGAGCCGCCGCCTGCTCCCGACCGTGTTTCGCGCCGGCAGTTCAAGATGCAGTTGGAAATCTCGGGCCTCGCTTCCCTTGTCAGCGACTGGGTTGCGTCTCAGTCCGCCCTCGTCCAGATCGCCTTCAATGAAAGCGGCGAATTCGTCAGGGCCGAGCCGATGATGCAGTCGGGGTTCACCGCTCTCGGCTTCACCTCGGACCAGATCGACGCCTTCTTCACGGCGGCGGCCTCGCTGTAGCCAAAACGACCCGGCCGCCTATGGGTGGAGCGACCGGGCCATCGCTTGCCCGGCAATGGGTGGTAGCCGGGTGCTGGCAGCATAGGCCCGCTGCGGCCTGACTGACAATCATCGAAAGGACAGACCATGACGTTCTACATCGGAGCGGCGATCCCGCTTGCCGATAGCGATATTGCCTTGCTTTGCGCCAAGCATGGCGTCGAGCAGGCGGCCATACGCGCCGTCATCGCCGTCGAGACGAACGGCAAGGGCTTCACCTCAGCGGGTGCCGTGACGTGCCTCTATGAGCCGCATGTCGCCTATCGCAACACGTCCGGCACGATCCGCAACGCGCTGGTGAAGGCCGGCATCGCCTATCAGAAGTGGGGCGCGAAGCCCTATCCGAAATCGTCTTATCCCCGGATCGACCTGTGCGCGAAGATCGCAGGGGAGGAAGTCGCCTGCCTCGCGACCTCATGGGGCCTGCCGCAGCTGCTTGGCGAGAACTTCAAGGCGGCGGGTTTCGGCTCCGCTCTCGAAATGGTCAAGTCCATGGCCGTTTCGGAGAAGAACCAGGTCGAGGCGATGATCTGCTTCATCACCGCAAGCCCGAAGATGCGGGTCGCGCTCAAGGCTCATGACTGGCCGGCGTTCGCACGGCTCTACAACGGGGCAGGGTACGCGAAGAACGGCTACGACAAGAAGCTGGCGGCGGCCTACAGGAAGGCTGCTGCGATGGTAGCGGCCAGCCTGCCTGTTTCCCCGTCTCCCGCGCCCGTGGAAGCGCCCAAGCCCGTTCCCGCCACGCCCGAGCCTCCGAAGGCTCAACCCGCACCAGCGGCCCCGCCTGCCGCTCCCTCTGCCCCGCCGAAAACCGGCCTTGCCATGTTCTTCGCGCTGATCGGTGCCGGGCTGGGCGTCGCATGGGCGTGGATCGCTGCTGCGCCATGCGATTGGTTTGGGCTGTTCTGTCGATAGGAGGTTCCCGTGTGGGCCAAGATCAAGAAGTTCTGCGCCGGGTCGGAGACGATCGCTTGGGCGCGTATCCAGTCTGCCCTCGGCTTTCTCGCCCTCGTCCTCACCTACATCGATCCGGCCGTCATGTCGCCGCTGTCTTTCCATATCTTCCCCAAGACAATGAGACTGATGGACGATTGGCTAACCCCGAATATTTCACCGAGTGCGTCTTGGGATATCTTGCCGCTAAGAAGGCGAATCCTCCGCACGTCCTCCATCGTTAGCTTCGCGTGCCCATTCCTTTCTCCGGTGTTCGTGGTGCCGTGGAGAAGCTTGTCGGATTCGTTCTCCAATTGGGTTGCCCATCGCAGGTGGTGTGGGTTGACGCACAGCCTATTACCGCAGGAGTGGGCGGCTTGATGCTTTGGAGATGGTGGCGCGCCATGCGCTCGCTCACAGACCAATCGGTGTGCCCTGTAGTAGTTGTTCTCAAACTTTAGCTGACCGTACCCATGAGCGCCTTTGGCGAAAGGCCAGAACAAACATTCACTGTTGCTAACATGCGCTATGGCGCTCTGGACGAATTGCAGCGGCTGAGAGACGTAATAAGCAACTGGATTGCCGTTCCTTTTCCAACGGGCGTAATGCATTTCGCACCATCCACGTCTCCGCGCTGGCTTGTCGCAATCAGGAATAGAACATAAGGATTTCGTAGCCATCTGACACCTCGCATGTGTTGGCTGGTTAGAGCGCGCCGTGATGTGACCAGCATCCGGCGCGTTCGCATTTTGTATCACAAAAACCCGAAGGAAACCAATCATGTGGAAGCGCGTGAAGCAATTTTTCTTGGATAGCGAGACAATCTTCCTCGCTCGCTTACAAGCCCTATCCGGCCTTCTCTGGATCGTCCTTCCGGCGATCGATCCCTACCAGTTCCAATCTTTGATCGGGGAGCGCTGGTTTGGTGCGTTCCTGATCGTGTGGGGGCTGATAACCGAATGGGCGCGCCGCCGCCGGGCGACCGACCTATGAGCGCGATAATCGCCATGCTCGCAAGCAAGGCCGGGACGTACCTCGTCGGCGCGGGCGTCGTCATCGCGGCGTTTGTGGCCACCTATGTCAAAGGGCGGATTTCAGGGGCCACGCTCGAGCGCGACAGGCAGGCGGCTTCCGAAGCAAAGGCCAAGTCTATCGCGGACGAGATCGACGACGCCGTGGCCGGCAGGTCGCCCGATGCCAACCGAACCGAACTCGGCAAGTGGGGCCGGAAGCCATGAAACGGCGAATCGTCGACATGCTGGCGTGGCTGCTGATGCTCCTGATCTTCCTTGTCGGCGCGACGGCATGCACGACCAGTGGCGGGTCATTCTGCGCCATCGCCAAGCCGATCAGGCCAGGCCAGCAGACTATCGCGGACATGACCGATACCGAAGTGGCGGCGTTGCTGGCGCACAACAAACGCGGGCAGGCCCTTTGCGGCTGGATGCCTTGAAATAGCGGTGCATGGAAAGGGCGGCTAGGGGACGATGGCGGATGACGGAGACGAGGCGATGCCGCAAAGCCGGGAAGTGAATATCAACTGGCTAAGAATCAACGTGCCATCGGTCGCGGCCATCGTCGGCACTGGCGTCATCATCGCCATGTATGTTCAAGGCCTCGCTTCCAAGGTCGACAAGATCGAGGAGAACCGGCAGGCGCGATCAGCGATGATCGACAAGGGCTTCGACCAGATGCAGGCCCAACTTCAGCCGCTATCAAACCTGCCCTATCGCATGGGCATCGTCGAGCAGGGGCTGCTTGCCACCAACCAGCGCGTCGATCAGTATCTTCAAACGCTGGGGACGAAGATCGACGGGGTGAGCGACCGGGTGAACTCTCTCTCCACCAAGGTCGAAGTGCTCTCCCAGAAGATCGACGCCCTGACGCCTGAGAAACGCGCCGAACTGGAAACGCGCCGGCAGTGAGCAAGGCCGAAAGGCGTCTCGCGGTCAGTAGCCCGTCCACGGCCTGATGATGGACCAGAGGCTACACAGCGCCATATAGACCAGCATCACCGGCAGGAGAGCGTTGACGACCTTCTGGCTTAAGCGCGCTCGCATTGAAACCCCGCTATCGATCCGCATTTCGGGCAGGTCACGATATTGCCTGGCTTGCGCCTCCCGGTCCATCCGCAGGATCCGCACTCGACGGGGAGCGGTGTCTCTGCCATCACTTGGCTCCCTTCGCCAATTTAACGACCGCAAATCCCAAGTTGGCCATGGCTGACCATAGCAATTCACGTCTCTGCAAATCGTCTATTTCTGCCCAGGGCTTTTCGTACAGATACTCGCCCATCTTCTTGGCGCTATCGTCCGCCGCCAGCGCCATTGCAAACGCCTGCCCCATGGCCGTCTGCCCCCATCGGTCTGTCTCTGCCATCCGTTTGCCTCCTGGAACACTCCGTGAACAGGCTGTGGGCATCAACGTTCCGCCAAATACTTCCGCGCCGACGCTGAAAGGTTGATTGGGTTGAAGCCAGAAAGATCAACGCCGTCATTAACGGCAAAATCCCCACGGATTATCTGCTCCACATAGACGCGGGCTTGCTTGGCTGTGACTTCATCGTCAAATAGCCCAAGATGAATTCGCCGCCCGCCATCAACGCGCATGGTCACGCGGTAATACCCCTGCTGGCGGCCCAAAGGTCTTCGACGTTTGTTCCATAGATTTTGCTGTTGCGTCACGATCCGCAAGTTAGCGCGAGAATTGTTCAACCCGTTACCGTCTATGTGGTCCACGACCATTCCGGCAGGCGGGTTCAAGAGCAGGCGATGCAGGTAAACCCTACCTCCGTTCAGCCGCCCTTGGACATATTGTGTCGCTCCTCGCGGCTGCACATTCCAAGACACTGTTGAGAACAAAGCCAAGTCGTCATCATCAATGGTGATTACAGCGTCGGTGGCGGTGTCGAGCAGTATCTTCATCGGTTTGCCCTGTAACAAGAACGGGTAGGGAACAGACTGCGCGTGCTGTGTGGCAAATTCGTGCCACACACCTGCGCTCAGCCCTGCATTCCTTTGCGCGGCTCTAACCCAAGGCACTGGTTTTTAGGCCGGTTTTCCTTGGGTTTGCGCCACTTCACCTAAATCCACTCTCCCGATTTCCGGTTGAATGTCAAATCAAGTTCCCCTTATTTTCCAAAGCGATGCCTCATTCGCTTCCCGGCCTGTGTCTCCTGTGTGCCAACAAGGCCGCGCTTCTTGTCGATGACGGAAGCCACTTTCGCCGCTGCGTCGTCGGTGTGCACATATCTCCCCATGAAGATCGCCACCGACTTCCACCGGCCGGCTTCCATAGCCGATTTCACGTCGATCCCGTCCGCTATGGCGTCGGTCGCGAAGGTGTGCCGGCCCAAGGCATGAGTGCTCCGGTACTCGATCCCGGCCTTCTCGCACACGGCTGCAATGCGCTGGTTCACCGCTACGCGGTTGGTATAGGAGAAAACCCTTTCCTCCGGCCCGGCGTTCAACTGGGCAATGCGCAAAACCAGTTCGGAGGTGAGGGCGCAGACGACATTCTCATCCGTCTTCGTCTTTTCGAGCAGGCATGTTCTCGAGGCTAGATCCACATGCTTGCCGCAAACCCGCATGGCTTCCGAGACGCGCGCGGCGGTGTCGTGCATGAACAGGACGATGCCAGACAGGTGCGGCAGTCTCATGGCGTCCGCCTGTTTCAGGAAGGCGTCCAGCCATTCCTGATCGACGGGCTTTTTCGCGACCGGCTTGGCTTCCTCGAACGGCTTGATCTTGATCGGCGCGCACCAGCCCAGATCATGCGCGTGATTGATGACGGCCTTCGCCGGGGTTATTGCCTGCCGGTTCTTCGTCGCCCCGGATGCCTTCGGATAGAGTTCCGTCGCCGCGCCTCGAATTTCTCCCGGCTTCAGTGTCGCCAGCGCCCGGCCTTTGAACTTTCGGATCAGCTTTGGAAGGTAGCGGCGCTCGCCGCCCTGCTGCATGTAGTGCAACGCCGCCTCTTCAAACGTCCTTACGGCCTCTTCGCCATAGGAATGACGTTTCCAGAGTTTCGCCTCGAAGATCGCGCATTGCTCAAGGGCTGTTTTCCGGTCGCGAGTTTTAAGGCTTCTTCGAATGCGCTTTCCGTCGAAGGTGCCAACGACGTACCAGATGCCTTTCCCGTCTCTGTCATCGATTTCGAGTGGCATAGTGCTTCCCTCAGCGCGGCGATGTGTTCTGGATAGAAAACCTTCCGGTTCCCGCGCGGCTCATAATGCTTGTGAGATTGGAGCACGTCCACCAGGAAGCGGCGGGAGATGCCGAGCAGCTTCGCGGCCCCGTCCATATCCACAGGGACCAGATCGGCTGTCCATGCTGGCAACGCCCTGCTCATGGCTCACCGTCCAGAGGGCGGTTTGCCAACTCCAGCAGAACATCGGCATGACATGGAACAGCATTACCATGCTGATCAACGATTTTGCACCAGCAGGCGAGGTTCTTGCCGCGAAGTTCGTGGAGCGAGGCCCGCAAATCATCGGCATGATCGCCGGCGCAGTCCATCATCTCTCGAAAGCACTCGACAGCATCTTCAACGGTCGGGACTGCGATGCAGCCATAAGCCGCCCCCTTAAACTCCGTTCCGGGCCGCACTTTATCCGTGACGACGAATGGGTTCCCCCATTTTGACGGGCGCGTCACCTTCACGGTATTCGGGGGCATCTTCCAGCCTTTCTTGCGCGAAAGCTGGACGCGAACCGGTACCGCCTCCTTGCGCTCAGCCGGCATCGGGGCCTCCATCGGCAAGGATGGCGGTGGCGATAGCATCTTGCAATGTGGGAAACGGGTTCACGTGTCGGTATGCCCGCGCAATCCCCGCCGCCCGTTCCCGCTCTGCCTTGGCTATGGAGACGAGGGCGGTGGCGATGGCATTATGATATCGCGGCGCATGTGGCGCTGCCTGCCGCGCCTTCTCCATCGCCCATTCTGGTAGATCAGCGGTCATGAGAGGACTCCTCACGAATGATGCCGGAATATCGCTCAGGGTGCGCACAGTTGGTATCGAGTGGCCCGTTAGTGTCGGTGCAAGCTTTGCATTGAAAGCGGGGCTCGTACAGGTACGGCGTTCCATCCATGGAGTAGGACCATGACTGCGCCCACGACACTCCCGGCTCAAAACGGAGGAACTTGCCGCACGATACGCAGCGTTCGGGAAGTTGGAACCAAGCCTCAGACATCCCCACCCTCCCGCGCCGTGTCCCCGCCAGGATTGTCTGTGGTGAGGGCGGCTTCCAGAATAGCGATAACCTTCGGAAGTGCCTCGCTGTCGTAGCCGATGGACGGGCGGCCACCGATCCCCGCGTATTCGACACGGAAATGCCCACGCACTTCCGCCACGCGGTCTTTCAGGCGCGCGAGTTCGGATTCGGCGGCTTCGGCGCGGGCTTTCCATTCAACAGGCTGTGCGCTGTCGTCGTAGACCATCGGGCCAAGCTTCATGATGTCTTCGGCTTGCTTGCGGCTATGTACCTTCACCGCCTCAAGCTCGGCGCGGAGGGATTCGTTTTCTGCCCACAAAGCAATCTCCGTTTCGTGCGCAGGCCGACACGATCCGTCTGGCCATGATACGATGCGGCATGAGTTATTGCCGTCCAGATCGATTTTCGGACCAATCGAGAAACCAACCATCTACTTGTCCTCCATCCAGCGGCGGGCGGCGCGAAGCGACCCTATTGGAAAATCGTGCGCCCAAGCTGTGTGTTGGTCATCGCCTTCAGGAGGATCGTAGCTCGCAGCCGCCTCCGCAAACGGCCGGATCACGGCCTCCGCTTCCTCCAGCCTCTTGGCGAGGGTGGCGATCAATTCGTCACGTTCGTTAAGCAAACGGAGCGCCTTCTGTGCGCCATAGGCGTCATGAGAGATCGTTTCCCGTTGGGCGGCGACCTCTTTGGCGCGCGCCACCAGCTTGTCGATGTCCTGGGTCATGGGTTCCTCCGCTGAGTATGGCGGGCTTTCTTCTGGCGCTTGCGGGCGGCTTTCTTCGCCGGGTCGGCAACTCGCTTCTTCGGCCTGCTGGCACGAGGCAGTATTTCGCGGCCGTCCTCATAACCGAACTGGTCAATGGAGGCATTGGCGAGGGAGCCGCCAAGAGCGGCGGCCAATGCCAGTCCGGCGAATGGGTTAATTCCGGGCCGGCTCACCGCTTCTCCCCCTCTGCGAGTGCGGAACGGCCGGCTTCGGTCAGGCGCGGGGTTGCGCCGACGTAGGCTGTGATGAGACCAGAGCCGTAAAGGCTGTCGAGACAAGCACCCAGCCACGCACCCCAGCCTGTCCATGGCCGTATCTCGGCCACCATTTCGAGGACTTCGCGCTCAAAGATCGTCAACTTACGCATCGCTAGAGCCTCCTGCGGGAGGGGTGGGGAGACGGTCGAGCCGTTCGATTTCAGCGAGGATAAGCGCACCGGCTTTGACAAGGTTACGGCGCTTTCCGTCTGGCTTCCACCAATCGGATGACCACGGCCAAACATAATTATAGAGGTGGTGGGCCGATCTCGCCGCCGTGAAAGCATAGCAAGTAGCGGCTGCGGCAAGTTGGCCATCTACATACTTGTCATCATGTTCTGGCGTCCAACCTTCGGCATCGACTTGCCGCTTCCGTTCGGCAAGCACATCGCCTGCGGCCTTCGACCGCCACCCCTCCGGTGTGGATGGGGCGGACGAGAGGGCGGCGGAAAGGTCTTCCCTAAGCCGCTCACACCAACCGATCAGGTCGCCCGCTTCGCGGAAATGGTGGAAGTTGCCCGGCGTGATCCGAGCGATCAGGTCCTCCACCTCCCCGCTATTCAGAGGGCGGGCGGTGTCGGTTGCGGGGAGGAGGGCAGCGGTGAGGATCATCGGCCCGCTTGCCACTGGCACACCCATCATTTCAAGCGCATGTTGATACGCACTTTCCTGCGCTTCATGCCATATCTTTGCTTCGCCGCGATCCATTCCGAAAGGCGCATCTTCCGGCTTGGCGTTGTGAGCCTTCTTAAGACATCCTTCGACGATCTCGGTGCCGTCAATCCAGTATTTCAGCGCGCGCCGAGCATCATCCGTCACCCCCTGCGCTGGTGTAGCGAGGACAGGGGCGTCGAGGCAGGAGAGGATGCGGCGCTCGTAATCGGCTTGGGCGGCGGCTTTGGCCTCGTCGGATGTGTCAAAGAACTCACTTATGGTCCAGTCGCGCGCATCGCCAACAAATCCCCACTGCCAGCCCTTGCCGCCCTTCTCGTCTTTGCCGATAACATAGCTGCCAGCGAGTGATTTAGCTGCGAACGATGCGTCGCCCTCGGCGATCCACTCCAGCGCCTTCACGGCCACCGGCCTCGCTTCGCCCGCCCGCTCCCGATGCAGCCGCAACTCACGCTCCATCGTATCGAACAGGTTGCGGATTTCCGTGTCGTCCATCTTGCCATTGCGGATCGCTTTGGCCTGTGGGCTTTCGAGAGGATCAGGCCAGCCGGGAGGGGGTGCTTCGATGGTGCGGCGGTTCCAAAGTTCGTAGCATTCCTTGATCGGCTTGGCCGGCTCAATGCTGTATTCAGGGAACGCAACATCAGGACCGCGCGCACCGCAGAAGCACCAAACAGAGATACGGTCGCCGGATGCACCCTGCGCCACATTTCGGGAGCCACAGAACGGGCAAGGCTTCAACTCACTGCGCATCCTCGCCTCCCTTGGTGAGAGCGGCGTGGGCGGCTCGGAAAGACCCGCCAGCCTGATCGATGAAAGTGCAGGTGGACTCCGGGCTGTAGTTGCCATGCCGCGTCACGTTGTCGATGAGGCTGACGAGTATTCCGAGGCCTTCGTCGATCAATTCGATGGCTTTCTCCCTTTCCGCCTCACAGGAGGCGAGACGGGCGCGGAGGGTGGCCAAGTCCATCGCCTGTCCGTTAATCGTCTCAATGTTCTCGGATAGGGCTGTGGCGGCTTCGCGCATGAGGGCCTCGGATAACTCATTGCCGCGAAGCCCAATCATGGTTGCGCGTTCGTTCAACCGCTCGATCAGGTCTGTCTCAGGCATTGCGGGCGCTCCTCATAAGGCGGGGCGGCGGGAGCGCAGGCAATGCGCTCTTGTCTATCCGCGTCTGTTTCGGGGGAGATTTGGGGCGGGTCGGGATTTTCTGCTTCCGGCGCTCGAAGCCCAGGTTCCTCGCCTCACGGCGCTTGGCTTCCGCGATCACGGCAACGTCGATCTTTGTCTTGGGGGCATGGCAGCACTCGACGCCGAGAAGCTTGCCGTCGTCCACCGTCAGCTTCCGCTTCTTGTCTAGAAACAGGGCGTCGGGGATCGTGTGATCGACGTGGTATTTCTTCTTGCCGAGGATGAGGCCGCAGCCTTCGCAGGCTATCTCGCCGGTCGGGAGCATCGCCCGGCGGACGATCTGCGCGTATACGTCTCGGGGGAACTCACGACGCGCCATGTCTCACGCCCCCTTCAAATGTGAGCGGAGGGCGAACCAGACACGCAGGAGAGGATTGCGCTTGGCCGCTACCTCACGGCGAAGTTGGTCGGTCGTGCGCTCTTTGGCGATCAGGTGCGCGAGCGTGGCGGACCGGCAATTCGGATAGCGTCGAGCGTGTTCTGATGCTGTGGTCATGCTGCCCTCGCTTTCCCGTATTTGGCCTCGTACTCGGCAAGCGGGTCGTATCCGATCTCCTGCGCAAGCAGGGCCATCGCCCGATTGAAATAGGCGGCGAATTCCGGGTCCGTCATCTTGTCGTGAGCCGTGCTGTCGCGCATGAGGCGGACCTCGCCGGCGAGCGAAACGACCTTCACCCAAAACCCCAAGGTGATGAGCAAATCCTCGTGCAGATGCTTGTCGGACGGCCAGCGGTCGGTCGCGCGGCAGACCTCCCGCAGGACGGCCCAATACAGGCCGTCCCGCTTCCGGTTGCGAGGAAATGACACGCTGACCTTGATGCGCTTGCCGAAAGGCACGTCCGCGAATTTGTCGGCATCCATCGCCAGTTCCGGCGTGATGCCCCTCGAGGTGCGCGTGGCGTAGAACTCGATCATGACTCACCCCGCATTGACCGGATGTGAGGCAATTTCAGCGCGAAGAACACGGGCGATATGCGGCTTGCGAAGATCGAAAGCCCGCTGCAACGCTTCGTCATCGCCGGTCAGGGTGGCCTCTACGTCATAGCCGTCCCAAACCTCGATAACCTCGTCATGCGTCTTGCCTGCGGCCATCGACACGTCGAGTTCGGACAGAAAAGCGTCAAGGTCGAACGGCTCATCATCCTGCACCGCCTCAATTGCTTCGCGCGTTTCATCGACAATCTCGGTGTGCTCGACGGTTTCGGCTTCCTCAGCCGGATCAGATGGCTTCGCCAGCGATGGCGGACGCATGGACGGCGGCGATATGGTGACGGGCTCGTCATGCGCGGCAACTTCCCGCGCCTCGAACTCATCCGAGATGCCGCCAAGCACGTCAGCGAACAGTTCCCGCAGGCAGTAGCCAGCCGCGCGCCATGCCAGCATCCGCTTCGGATAGCGATACCAGGGGCTATCGTTCGGCTTCTGCTCGTTCTGGCTCTTGAACTTGTTCCACTTGGTGACCACGGCGGCTGTCTGCCACAGGCCGGCGCGAACGGCGTCGTCTTGCGAAAACTCGATACGCTTTTCTTCGCCAGTGTCCGACCGTTTGGCCTCGCACCATCCAGTCAATTTGCCGTCGTGTTCCTCGCACCCGGTGCGCAGGTATGCCGCTTTACCGGAAGCGCGGATAACGTTGATAAGGCCGTCTCCATAGAGCGCGGGCTTACCGTTGATGACGGTAAAGCTGCGGAGCGCAGCCATGGGCTTCATGCCGAGTTCTGCGCCCGACATGATGGCGACGGCGACGGCGGAAACCGCGTCGTTGCCTGACTTGTTGGAAATCAGCGCGGACGGCGCAAGGCCAGCCTGCACTACCATTGTGGATACGCGCCACATTTCCTCAATGGATCTAGGAATGATCGCCCCGACCTGCGCGCCCGCCATCAGTGCGGGGGCGCGGTTCGGCATTTCGACAACAGCGTTCATTTCAAGCAGCCCTCTGCTCTTCGATCTTCTCGACGCCAGCCAGGTCGACACCGGCTCGGATGGCGCGGTTCGCAAGCTGGTCGATGCAGGCTTTCAGGTCGGCATGGTTCATCTTGAGAAGCGCGGACGCGGCGGCCTCGTAATCGGTGACGCGGGCGCTGACGAACGTGCGGAGCGCGACCTTTGCGCCCGGCCTGCCGGCCTGCGAATTGCGGGCTTCCGCTTCCTTGGCCTTGGCTTCGGCCTCGCGCTGTAGACGCTCCGCTTCGGCCTGCGCCTCGCTATCGTCTGGAGCGGCGGCCTTGGCGGCCTCCTCGGCTTCGCGGCGCAGCCGCTCTTCCTCGCGCCGCGCGGCTTCCTGCCGCTCGCGCTCCTTGCGCTGCTGGTCGAGAAGGAACACGTCCAGATGGCGCTTGAGCCGGGTCGAAAGAGCGGCGGGTTCGTCCTTGAGCGGGCGCCACTTGTCATCGACGGCGCGGCCCGCGTCGAGGTGCGGCTGCTTCTCGACCTTGTGCAAGTCGGTTGCCTTCTTGGCGATGGCCGCAATTTTCTTGGCCCACACGGCGGCTTGATCGGCCTGTTCCTGCGTCGTGATCGCTGCTGACAGGAATTTCTCGGCCAGTTCCTTCTCGGCTTCAAATTCAAGCCGGAGTGCGTCGTGCGGATCGTCGGGCAGGTTGTGGCCGATCTTGGCCTCAGCAACCGGCGGTTCGTCCGGCCATGACTTGCCGTTCTCGGCAACGTCGCGATAGACTTCCTCGCTGATCGGCCAAGAACAAACCCACGACCAGATTTCAATCGGGTCGGTCACGTCGCAGATATTTCCCTTGCCGACGATGGCAATCATCTTCTCGCCATCATGCCAAATGGCGGTTGGCAGGTCTGTGCCGCCCTTGTTCCGCTTGCGGTAGAAGCCTGGCTTCGGGTCGCTCTCGGAAACCCCAAGCTCCTGCATCTGTTCGCGGGTCAGGCGATGGCCATTGCCGAGTTCCAGCGCCTTGAAGTACCATTCGGTGCTCATGCCACTTTCCTTTCTGGTTCTGCCGCCAGCCGGGCATGAAGCTCGGCATCGGCTCGGCACTGTTCTGCATGGAGGGGTTCGCCAGCGCGGAGGCAGATGCCGATCCAGCGCTCGAAGTTTGCGGAAAGGCGAGCATGTTCCCGCCTGCCCGCATGGGAGTGGGGAGCGAGGGTCATGCGGCCCCTCCATCCACAGCCGCCCCGATCAGAATGGCGGCACAAATGATGCAGCATAGGAGCCATGGGCGGTCGGCAGCCCAATTGCAGGCAGCGTCGAGAAGGGTGTCGGCGGTGCGCATTACGCGGCCTCACGCTCGGCTCGTGCCGCGTTGTGTTCGGCAACCGCCGCGTTGATGGCGTCAGCGAGCTTGCGGGAAAGCTCGTGGTCGTCGGTGAACAGCGTCAACTCGTCGCCAAGGTCACCGTGCCTGTCGCTGTCGATGTTGATTACCAGAGGCGCACCGATACTGCCGCCCGCGCGGGCCTTGATCTTGTGGGCGTAGTGGAAACTGGCGTAGCTGGCCATCAGACTTCCCCTTCGTAGTTGTCGATCAAATCCTGGCGGGCTTCGGCCTCGGTCGAACCGAAACCACGCGGGGCGAACTCGTCGCCTTCATCGCCATCGAAAATCGCTTCCCAATCGCAGCCGCGAAAAGGGATCGGCGGGTTGATGTGGCTGGTGACGATCTTGCGCATCACAGCACCCGCGTATGGTGCCAGCGGCGAAGGCTGTCCGGCGACGGAATGCCAAAAGCATCGTCGGCGGCTTCTTCCGGCTCGGCGGGTTCAAGTTCGAGATCTGCAGGAGAACGACCGCGACGAAGCGCAATCAGCAGCGGGTGGTTGACGACATAGTATTCGCCGTCGATCAGGACCGTGTAGCGGGGGCCGCCGGGAGCGCCGTGGACCGTCGTGCAGACGTGGACCTTCGCGGCCTTGGACTGCGCCTCGTCGGCCTGCCGGTCGACTTCCTGCATGATCTTGGCAAGAGCGGGGGAGGTCATTTGGCATGACTCCAAACGCGCCGTGCCAACACGTTACGAATTGTCCATAGAGAGACACCGTACCGAGCAGCCAAAGTGCTGGCTTTCATTCCGGATATGCGGATTTCCCGCACAACCTCTTCGGTCAGTTTAGCTCTAGGATTGAGATTGCCTCGATTATAGGCAGATTTTGCCTTACCCCTGGGGCGATAGCGATTTTTGGCGATCATATCCGCCATGTTGTCGGCATGAGTGCCAAGCCACAGATGATCCGGATTGACGCAAAGGGGAGTATCGCACCGATGGCAAACGAATAGGCCTGTCGGGATTTCGCCCTTGAACAATTGGAATGAAAAGCGGCTGGCAACCTGCTCTTTCCCCGCAATCCTGACCTTTCCCCGCGCATACTTGGCGACTTTGCTGCTGAATAGAGACCCGATCCAAATCCAGCATCCTGAGTTCGGCTCGGGGATATATTGATCCTCGAAGCGCTCAATCTCACTCTGGATCGCCGCCGTATGCGCCTGTTCCTTGGTGGGGGAGGTCATCGGTCAGGCCTCCTGCTGGTTGCGGAACCGGCAATCAGCCAAAGCGGATGATCGGTGCTCGTAGCCCTCGGCAACACGCTCGCCGGTATCCATGTCGAAAACGAACCAAGTCTCGTTGCCGTCCATCGCGATGTTGAAGCGCATCGCGTATTCATCGCGGGCGGTGTTCTGCTTCGCTGCCATCATTCCCTCCATCGCCGTAGCGGGTGCCAGTGGTTGGCTGATGGGGAGAAGGTACGATATGTACCCGATGCTGTCAATCTAAAAAGGTACAGAAAATACCTTTTATTTTTGACACCGCGCCCGCGATGTGCGAATCAGGGGTAACGCTCAGGCAAGGTTCCTGGCGCAGGATCAGCCCATGCAGAACACGTCACATGCGGTCATGGCGCAGCGGCACGAAGCCGCTGACAGCCCGGACGACTTCCCGACGCCGCCGTGGGCGACGAGGGCGCTCATTGAGCATTTGATAGGCGCGGATAACGTGCGCGCCCTATCGTGCCTGGAGCCGGCCTGCGGTCGCGGGTACATGGCGAAGCCGCTGGCGGAATACTTCGGCAAGGTCGACGCCGCCGACGCCTATCATTACGGCTTCGGCCCCGTGCGCGACTTCCTGACCTATCCCTATGAGGCGAAATCGCACGATTGGGTCATCACCAACCCGCCGTTCCGATTGGCGGAGGAATTTATCGAGCGTGCGCTTGTCGTGGCCAGAAAGGGCGTTGCGATCCTCGCCCGCACCGTCTTCCTCGAAAGCGTCGGGCGCTATGAGAACATTTTCAGCGAGCAGCCGCCGTCGATCTTCGCTCAGTTTTCCGAGCGCGTCCCCATGGTCAAGGGGCGCGTCGATCCGAAGGCGTCAACCGCCACCGGCTATGCCTGGTTCATCTGGCGGATGAATGATGCCGGCGCTCCACGGCTGGCATGGGTGCCGCCCTGCCGGCGCGATCTGGAGCGGGCAGGGGACTACCGATAGCCGGCGTGTTGCGTTACGCCAACGCAAGGCCGCCGGGAATCTCTTTCAGAGTACCCTCGCAAATGAAGTTCCCCTCGGCGTTCTTGTGCGACGTAATGTTCCGCAAACGCTGCTCCCATACGGCCTCATTTGGGCGCGACTTCGACTGAGCCAAGTCGGCAGGCGTCAGTTTGATGTGTTTCGGTATCTCCCGGACCAGATCGGCGTAGCTGGCTTGCCCGCCAGGTGTTTGCTTGAGTATCGACACCACAACGTCAGCGATCTCGGCCTCGCTCGTGCGGCCGGACGAGTTTGCCATACTTCCCTCCCTTAAACCCGTGCTGATCTCACCACAGCCAAGGTATCGCAGGCAACAAAAAACCCCGGTGGTGAGCCGGGGTTGGGGAGGACACGAAAAAGCCGCCCGAAGGCGGCTTCGTTTATCGCTGGGAGAGGGAGATTAGGCGGGCTCGCATTCATCCGGCTGTTTTGGGGCTGGTTCAATTGATAATTGCAGCCCCATCGCTCTCATCACTTTCATGATAGTGCCGAACTCGGGATTCCCGTCTGTGCTTAGAGCCCTGTAAAGGCTCTCGCGAGACACGCCGGCTACCTTGGCGATTTGTGTCATCCCGCGAGCGCGGGCGATGTCACCGAGTGCCGCCGTGACTAGCGCGGGGTCGCCATCTTCGAATGCGGCGTTCATATAGGCGAAAATCATTTCCTCGTCATCGAGGTGTTCGGATGCGTCCCATGCGGTTGTTCTTATTGCCATGGTATTTACTCCTTTAGCTGGCGAGCCAAAGCCTTGGCCGCAGCTATATCCTCCTTCTGCGTACTCTTGTCCCCGCCGCCTAGCAGAATGACGACGGTGTTTCCTTTACGAGCAAAATAGACCCGATATCCTGGGCCGTAGTGGATACGAAGCTCGCTGACACCCTCTCCGACAGGCTCAACATCCCCCGGATTACCAAGCGAAAGACGCCTTATCCGAACCATGACTTTGGCGCGGACCTGCGGCGATTTTAAGCTGTCGAACCATTCGAGATATTCGTCTGTCTTGCGAACATCGATCATGCGATTACGTAGCCTACAGGCTACAACTTAACAAGAGGTGATTTGTTCCGGCGCGAAAATGTGATCGCGCCCTACGCATTCCCCTCCGGCTCGTCCGGCTCATCGAACCGTCCTATCGCCACCAGCACGGCCTTTGCCTCGCCAAGGTAGCTCATCCACATAGGGCGACCGTTCATCAGGGTATTCTCGGGCTGGCCGGCATGTCGGCAAAGCGCCCGAGCTGCTTTCTCCCAGTCGGTTTGGACCTTCTTCGGCATGCCCGATCCAAGCACCTTTCCCCTCCCGTCTCAAGCGGCAACCATGTTCCCCATTCGTTCTTGACTCTTGGGCGAAGGAGTATTTTCCTAGGCTTTGGCTTGGGAGACAAAATTGGGCATCAAGCATCAGATCAGGCGCTATCCGTCGAAAAATCACGAAATCGTTGCGAAGCTGCGGGATGCGGCTGGAGCAGGGCCGCCGGTCGATCCGGTTATGGCTGCGAAACGGAAAATAGCAGAAGCCGCTACCTTGCTGGCTCTTTCTCAGGGGGGAGATTGGCGGATTCAATTTGAACCGGAGATCGGCCTGATTGCAATCGCGCGGGATTTTTTAGCTGGAAATTGACGAAATTGATCACTGTCGTCTGGATCGCCTCTGGCGCCCCAACAACGCCAGCGAAGGCTCGACGTAACTCAGGCGTAGCGCCCGGCAAGTCGGCATCTCGTTCCGTACCAATGCCGAGATACAGCCAAGTCATAGGAACACCAAACAGGTCAGCGTAGCGCCGCCCCTCGCTCACCGAGAAACCGTTCCGGCCAGACTCGTGACCTTTGTAAAGGTTGATGTCGATTGCGCCTTCAGACGCATCGTAAACGGCTTTCGGCCCTGACAGGCCTGCGCGTATTCGAGCCACTTTCAGGCGCTCCGCGCGTTGCTGCTTGTCGAATTTTTCTTCATCGCTAGCCATGGTATGAAAAATACCCGAGCCTCAGGGTACAAATCATATCCTTGTCGCTTGACATAAGCGGGTATGATTTGTACCTTGTCGAGCTATGACGCACGATGAAATCATAAATCTCTGGCCGTCGCTCTCTGACTTCGCGGCTGACCTGTCGGTTGCATACGGTACGGCGAAGGCCATGCGGAGACGTGCCTCCATCCCTCCTGACTATTGGTCGGCTGTTTTGGAAGGCGCCAAGCGTCGGCGGATCGCTGGTGTGACGCTTGAGCGGCTGGTTGTCGCAAAGCCCGCTCGCGCCTCGTCCTCCCCGGAGACAGCGGCATGACCGACCTCGGATTCCTCACCTGGCCTGACATCATCTATTTCTTCGCCGGCATGGCTATCGGCGCGCTCTTCATGTGGAGGGCGAGGTAGATGGCGTCCGTTCCGTACTCTGAAGCCGAACTTGCCGATAGCGCCGCCGCGTTTGCGGAGAAGATCACGCCTGCAAAGGAGCGTTGGGAATACTGCTTTGACCGCGCCAGCTACAAGCAGACCACGAGAGGCGGGGAGGTGAAGACCTTCCTCAATGAACGGACATTTCCTGTCGTTGACCGCATCACCGGATGCACCCGTGGCGGCGCAGGATACCGACTGGGGAAGATTAGGCGGCTTGGCCTTGATGCGGCGCTCGCATGGGATTGGGGCTACAAGCATATCGTCGCCAAGCCACTGCTCGACGTAGGGCCGATGCAAGCTTGGAACGTAGGGCATCTGTATTTCGCCCGGTGCGTCAGCCATCCCCATGTCGTGAAGATCGGCTTTTCGCGCCGTGTGCGCGAGCGCCTTGATGATATCGAGAGCAAGATAAAGGCTAGGATCGAACTGCGCCATGGAGAAAGCCGCGTCGGCACGCTGGCCGATGAGCATTGGTGGCACAAGAACTGGTCCGATCTTCGCATTTCAGGAGAATGGTTTTTCGATCCGCATATGACGGACCGGAGTCTGCCTGCCTTCCTCGATGAAACTGTGCAGGCGAGGGCTGCATGACCCTCTCAACCCATGCGGCGGACATGGAAACGCGGGCCGGGATACGCGAGGATCGTAGCTCCCGGCCCGCAGGCGACGGATGCAGGGACATTCCCGCCGCCCATTCTGAACAACCGGCGCGCGTCGATCACGGTGGCCCTCATCACCTGATCGTCGTGAAAGCTCCACTGGTTCGAATCCGCGTCGGTTACGCGGGCCGGCGCATCGGTGGACTGGAAAAAGGACCGGGGGCTTTCCCCGTCACTTTCGATAGCACTGTAACCCGGCCCGCATTCCATCGCGCTGTCGCTGCCGGCAGCGTGGTCCGCAGCGAACCCCTCCCCGCTGCGGTGATTGCCGGAAGGTCGAGTGCGTTGGGCGCTCCCTTCCGGCTCTTTCAATTTCTCGGGCGCGTTTATCGAGCCGCCCGAACTCGCTTCCCTGTTCTCGTCCATAGCGCGCCTACAGTCTGCCAGGACACGTCGCGCCGGACCATCGAACAGTCGTTCCACTTCAACCTTTCCGCCGGTTCGACCGGCTTAGTCGCTTGCTTCGAACGCCACGAAGCTAGCGAAAGGAAATTTCCAAATGGCGGAAAACACAGGGCGCGACCGGGAAATCTCACGGCGCGAGACGGAAATGCGTAGCGAGTTGATTGTTTCCGAAATGGCGTCTGCCGTTCGGGTGCTGGGCGGGAATGGCTCGGCGCTCGAGCAGGTCAACCGGGCGGCGCGCGCGGCGCGTCTGTCCCATACCGTGGTCGAGCGGCTGCGGTGGAAGAAAATCAAGCGCGTTCCCGCCGACATTGCGGATGCAGTCCGCGAAGCCGTCGAGCGCCACAATCAAGAAAGCCTGAGCCGTGCAAAACACGAAGCCTTCATCGCGCAACGCCGCGCGGCGGTCCTTGCTGCGCGCCTTCTGGAAATCGATCCAGATTTCTACGGGCCGGATGCTGATGCGTTGCGGGGGGCGACTGACGGGCTTGGGCGCATCGCTGATCTTTAGAGCGGAGGAAGACTGAAATGAGCTTGGCCGAAATCATCCCATGGCGCGGCAAGCGCGATCCTATCACCGAGGAACTGGCAGCGGCTATCGAAGCATCGCCGGCCCTTCCTCCGTCGCTTCTGGACCGTGCTGCATCGGCGACCGACGCCGTGCTGAAACAGGCCCATGAGGAAGTGGGCATCGCGGACAGGATCATCGCGGACGCGCAGGAACGCCGCCGCCAGGCTCTCATCATCATCGGTGCATTCGAGCCTGCACAGAAGCAGATAGAAGAAGGCATCGACCCTCCCGCGCGCAAGTCCAAGGCGCTCAAGAGGCTGGAGGCGTGATGCAGACCGTCGCCGCCCTCTATGTCGAGAAGGACGGGGCCTATTATGGATTACCCGGCGTCGATCCGTGGGATGAGGCCAGGGACGCGCGCAAGTACGCCGGGCCGTATCCGGTCATCTGCCACAGCCCATGCCAGCGGTGGGGCAAGCTGTGGGCCGGCCAGCCGCTCTGGATCAAGCGTACCGGTGAACGGAAAATCAAGGGCGACGACGGCGGATGCTTTGCAGCCGCCCTCGCTGCCGTCCGCAAATGGGGCGGCGTTCTTGAGCATCCTTGGGGTAGCCACGCATGGCCTCATTTCGGGTTGAATAAACCACCACGCGAAGGCGGATGGATAATGGCTGACTTCTATGGCGGCTGGACCAGCTGTGTCGAGCAGGGCCGATACGGCCACTACGCCCGAAAGCCGACTCTACTGCTAGCATATCGTTGCGAGTTGCCGGAACTGGATTGGGGCATAGGAGAACCTAGACTGGATCCGGCTGTTGTCGAGCGCATGGGCCTGAAACGCGCCAAACGTTTAGGCGAAGTTGGGTCGCGCGGTGGCGGGCAGAACAGCACGCCTCGCATTCACACGCCGGAACTCTTCCGCGACCTGCTCATCCGCATGGCCCGCTCCGTCTCTCTCCAAAGCATGGAGGCCGCGTGATGGAACACGACTTCTCCGACGAGCTTCGCGGGCCTGATCCCGAACCAGACGATGAATACGACGATGCTCTGTTCATCGCCGCTCTCGTAGCCGTCGCTATCGCGTGCGGGCTGCTTGCTTGGTGGGGGCTTTAGGGAATGCAGTCGCGCACAGCCCGCGTTGATCTTCCGTTCCCGCCTTCTGTGCATGGTCTGTATCGTGGCGGGCGCTGGAAAGGCGACATATCGCCCGAATACAAGGCTTGGCGTGACCATGCTGGTCTGCTTCTCAATCGCCAGTCGGTTCCTTCGTTCGATGGCCCGGTGCGGCTATTCATCCGCCTTGTCTCTCCCGACCGGAGGCGGCGCGATAGCGACAATTACGCGAAAGCCGTCATCGATCTACTTGTAGCACATGGCGTCATTCCAGACGACAGCAACGGCGTCGTGCGTTCGCATTTTGTCGAGTGGACCGACGAAGGCGAACCTTGCACCGTCATCGTGCAGCAGGCGTCAGATACTTGGGACGCCTTCGGTGATGTCCTGGCGCGCGTGTTCGCCGCGATCCCGACACAACAGCGAGGCGCGGCATGAGCGAGATGCCGAAACCCGAGAGCTTCGTGGTCGAGATAGAGCAAGACCTGCTCGGCTCAATCATGCAGTCCGGCGAACTCCCTCGCATCATCGGAATCGTTCGCGCCGATCATTTCGTTGAGCCGGTCCATGCCTTCCTGTTCGGCTATTTCCAGACGGCATTCGAGCGCTTCGGCTCGGTCACGCCTCCGGTCATCTACAAGCTGATACCGGAGGAAGATCGGCGGGCATGGGAGGCGCGGCTGGACATCAGCATGTCCGCCTACCTCGCCAATCTTGTAGCGGGCTGCATTTCCGGTGGTCGCTTCCTCGAGCGCAGCGCCCGCAAGGTCGTTGAGCAAGCAGGGAGGCTTAGGATCGCCGCTGAGGCGAAGTTGCTGGCGGAAGCCGCAGCGGACCCGAACAGCGACCCCATGCAGCTTATCACGTCCTGCGGGCGCACGTTCGATGACATCGCTTCCGACGTTCGGGCCGGACCAAAGCGCAAGACGCGCGTGGCGTTCGCGGAAGCAGCAGGAAACGCCTTCTCGGCGGCAGAGCAGGCCCGTCAACGTGGGGCAGGGCTTACCGGCATCACATGGGGCCTCACGGATGTAAACCGCCTCACTGGCGGCATCCAGCGCCGTGACCTGACCTTGATCGGCGCTCGCCCCTCGATGGGCAAGACGACGCTGGGTCTGTCGGTCGGCTTGAATGCCGCCGGCTCAAAGGTCGGCGTCGGGTTCATCTCCCTGGAAATGGATGCCGACAAGCTCGCGGCGCGCGGCATATCTGACTTGGCTTTTGATCGCGGGTTGAAGATTCCCTACGCCGACATCATTCGCGGCAAGGTCGATGACCAGGCACTGTCCGCCCTTGAAGCGGCCACGGAAAACATGCGCGGTCTGCCTCTCATGATCGAGGACCAGTCCGGCCTCTCGATCACAGACATTCGCGTCAAGACCGAAATCATGATGGAGCAGTGCCAGCAGGCGGGAACGCCGCTCGGCGCGCTGTTCATCGATCACCTTGGCCTGATCCGGGCATCGTCGCGATACTCGGGCAACCGTGTCCATGAGATCACGGAAATGACCGGGTTGCTCAAGGGACTGGCGCGGGAATACGACATCGCCGTCGTCCTGCTCTCCCAGCTCAATCGCGCGGTCGAAGGCAGGGACAACAAGCGCCCGCAGCTTTCGGACCTTCGCGACTCCGGCGCCATAGAGCAGGACGCGGACACGATCATGTTCCTGTACCGCGAAGCCTACTACTTGGAACGCGAAAAGGGCGGCGGTCACGAGAAAGAGTTGGAGCGCGCCGAAAGGCTGACCGACTGCCAGAACAAGCTTGAACTGATCATCGCCAAGCAGCGCAACGGCCCGCTGGCGACCGTCGATCTGTTCGCGGACATGGGTTGCGCGGCAATCAGGAACGGAGCGCGAGCATGAGCATTCAGGCTGTAGCATGGGCTATTGACCAGAAGACAGGATCGGCCGCCGGCAAGGTCGTGCTGCTTTGCCTCGCGAACTATGCTGACGAGGAAGGAAAGTGCTGGCCCAAGCAGGAGACCA